GTCCACCTTACGGTAGATACCTTTCTCCATGCCTTCGACAACCTTGTGAATGGAGACATATTTCTCAATTGCACAGCCTAATGCGTCTTCAATGGAATCAGCATTAGGGTCAATAAGGAAGTTCTTGGGATTTACTGGCTTCAAAGCCACGCTCATCCGTGTTCCTTCAATGACACCAATAGCAGCAGTTCCTTGAGCACCGGGGATAGGCTGAGTGGAAGGCTTTAGCTGTTTTGTCTCTTTAATGACAATTTCACCAATACCTGTACCATAAATCTCTGCCATCAACTCAATGTGGTCAATGCTTTTCTTAATCTTGTCCCGCTTGAAGTCTTCCATCAGGAGAGCCTTCAGAGCCTCTACATCCATTGGGTTACCGTCAACATCCTTCAGGTCGTCCTGAATGTCAAAAAACTCTCCTTGACCGAAGATGGCTTCTACAATTTCAGCATGACGAGTTTCAACGGCTTGTTGCGTTGCAGGGGAGATGATACGACTGCGCTCACTGTCTCGTGTCTTGTCTTGGGCATCCCACTGACCACGGAAGATACGCTCGTATTCCTCCCAATCGCTCATGAAATTGGTATCACGGTAGTCACGCCAACGGTCAGTATGCGAGACCACCCATTCGGTTAGTTCCTTGTCGTTCTCACTAGGTTCTTCCCATTCAGGCATTGTAGGTTTAGTCGCCATGTGTCAGTCTTTCGTTGTGTCTAGCATAATGTCTATGCGTTGTTTGCTCTGGGTGATAGGCCCACCAATGAGCCATGCACTACAAGTTCGTGTAGCTGCACATTTAAAATCAAATAGCTCACAGAAACCAAGGTCTGCTGTGTCCATAACATCCTTGGCAAAGCTGTCTTTTTCCATATCAATGCCAGAGCGAATACACTCAAGCATATCTGGAGTTTGGATGAAAGCAGCACAATTGCCACATCTCATACCTTTAGCCTGTTTTAGGTCAGTCTGCCATTCATTTGCTTTGTCATTCCAGAAAGTATCATTAGGAGCTTCTGGGTTAGCAGGGCCGTAGCCTACATTCTTAAAAGCCCAATCCCTGTTCTTCAGGTTGGCTTTAACGTCATGTGTTTCAATAGGGCAAGTCATCATATTATTCACCATTTAACCTTGTTTCATACTAACTCCGTAACTGAAAAGGTGGAAGATGTTACTGCTGCATCTTTGATAACAGCAATCTTTTGACCGGGACTAACACGAATAATCTCTGAAAAATTATTAGGCATCATTGGTGATGTTGTGATGCTCGCAGTTGGGTTTGTGCCAACTTGAAAGTGGCAGTGGCCCAAAGAACAAGACAAGCGAACCATTGTGGTGTTTTCCCCAAATGCAGCAGATTGAACACTGGAATTGGTGACAGTAAATACTTGTGCTGTCCCCAAACTAGGGATGCCAAGTGATACTTGGTTAGGGTCAAGTTGAAATGTAGACATTATTTTCTCCTTATTTAATATCCAGCTGTAACATCGTAAGTTTCATATTCTTCTTCCTCATAGTCTGAGTTGTAAGTGCTAATGGCGAGTTGGTCAACATATGACAAGGCATCAACCAAGTCATCGTGTACGCCTGAAGTGGGGAACATAACCAACTGGTCTTTGAATTCTTCCCAATCTTCGTCTTCATTAAACGTCACCTTGCCATGTTCCATCCGTCCCTGTAAGGCCCAGACCACCCTGTCTGTTTTCTTCTTGTTTCCGTGGGTTAGTTCATGGATGTGGGCGTAGGTGTTGTATTTACGCATGAAGTCTGTTAGGTACGGGAGAACAGCGTTTCTAGCCATTCCACGCTCACAGCCAACAGCTATGGGTTGATACTCCTTAATGTTCTTTAGGAGCCTTGTAGCCGTGTCCTTAATGTCCCAACGACCACTCTCAATCTTGCGTACCCACCATTCACCATCGTCCGTCACCTTGACGATTGCGATGGCAGTGCTGTCTAAATGCTTCTTAACGGAAGCACCAACAGCCTCGAAACCAGCCAAGTCAAAGGCCATGACATAAGCACCATCTTTAGGCTCAGGGGCTGTCTTAAACCAGCTCTCCTTGAATATGTCACTGCCAGCTGTATCGAAGGAACTCAGATACTCCTGCTTGAAAGCGAAAGAACTCAATGTTCGTTTGGCTGCTTCAATTTCCTTTGGGTCAATGGTTTCATTGTCCTGTGTGGTGAAGTGCCAGCTTTTCCATTCTTCGTCTGTCTCGTCTCGTCCGAGCTTGTAGATGTCGTAGAACCAATTGCGTCCACTTGGTGTGGAGATGAACAAGGCTCGTCCTTTTTTGTCAGACAAAGAGGCTCGAACAATTTTCTCCCACACATCTTGTTTAATAAACGCACATTCGTCTAGAACGGCGTAGGTCAGAGACACACCACGCAGGGAGTCAGGGTTGTCTGCTCCTCTTACAAGGATTTTACGACCATTGATTAGTGTAATTTCTAGGTTATTTACGTGGCTGCTCTTGATTACCTGCCGACCAAGGTCATGCAGCAAGTCCCATATGATGGTTCGGGCTTGGCCTATGGTAGGGGCAATGTACATCACTGCACTCCCTTCCGGGCAGTTCAGAGCCTCAATGAGCAATGTTATCGCCGACAAGCGGCTCTTGCCACACCTACGACCAGCAGCTACAATTTTAAAGCGGATGGTGCTCTTGAACACCTCTTGCTGCCATTTCAGCAATTCAAAATTCAATGCTGTCATACGTCTATCACATCCTGTGTATTCACTGTTGGAGATGTGAGACCAGTTATGTTAATGCTTATCTGCGGGACGCTGCCACCATTCTTTGCTGCCTCAAAGGACGACATCGGGAGCATTCTGTCCACCGACATTTTAATTGCAGCCATTTGACCGGGATGATTGTCATCTAGCGCTATTCGTATCATTGTGTCAAGAATTCTTGTCCCCCCTGTAGCCAGAAGCCTCTGTTTGAATTCTTCAATACGACCAGCATCACCAATAGGACGACCAACCTTATTCTTATTTCTTTCTTTAACCGCTATGAGGTCGGCTTTTGGTGGACGACCTTTGCCCCTTGTTTTAGGGACTATCACCTTTGTTTGTTCCATGCGTCTTTATCCTTTAAGGAGACTATTTGCCTATAAAGTCTATTAGTCTATAGAGACTTTAAAGTTATTGTTATTAATAAATTATAAAAACCATTACTTTAAAGCCTCTATAGTGGCTTTAAACGTCTTAGTTGCTCTTTAGTTCTTTCTATAGCGTATATTATAGCACACTTTTGTCTAAATGTCAAGCTCTTTCTTACGAATAGTAGTAAATAGTTCATAGTCTCACGATGTTTTAGCCTTTATAGGGCGAGCTTGCTCGCCTAATAGTTCCCCTTTGGGAGTGCATTTTGTCCTTTATGGTTCTTTTGGTCTATTCTTTAATGGTATCAAGGACTTAGAAGTCTTTAATGTGTCCCTAATTATCCTCCTTTTTAGCTTTTTGTAAGGCTATTAAGGCCCTGTAAAAGTTTCATAGCCTACATAGCCCTCCCCCCCCTGTGTATAACCTGTTAGTAACTATATAGACTGACTAGTCACAATGTAGACTGTACGGTATAAAAGCTGTATGTCTATACAGTACTGTGTATCCGTACAGTACTTTAATGACTCTGGAGTCAGTAGAGTGAGGGGCGATGATGCACCATTATAAGGGGACTAAAAAGCCTATGCGTTCAGGTTATAAAGGACTATTGCGTTATGCTTTAAAGGGGTAAAAAGACCTGTATAAATACCCATTAGGGTTTTGGAGGGATCAATAGAATCAAGGACTTACAAGAACTGGCACGATTCTATTATGCTATATAGGTAAGAGGGGCAGTTTTTTGTCTCTCTCTTAAAGGCCAAGAATTTGCAACATAGGGTAAACACCTAGTAAATAATTCTTGACAATGTAGAAAACAATGGTACAATTCAACCATGCCAAGCAATTTTGCAAAGCATAGCAACATAGGAAAAATTATGTATACAGTAAATTTAGAATTCCCTTTATCCCGCATGAATGAAGCATTGTGCATTCTTGGCACGTTAGTGCATCCAGTAGGTTTACACCTATATGAGACCACCGACGCTATGGGTGAAAGTGATTCAGGAATTCAAGTAAAGGCCATTGCACAATCCAGCGCACGGCCCGACCAGTGGACGGCCTTTTGTCTTATGTTCAATCAAGATTGTGTCGCTATCTCTTATAACGGCGTAAATGGCGTTACAATTGGCCCTAATGCCGATAAATGGCCCTTTAACATTGACTACTTTAAAACTACGGTTTAAAGCATTCTGTTAGTGTCTTATAATAGGACACTAACGGGGCGGCTTTGCCCATACACTTAAAAGGGTTTTCTATGTCAGACAATAGCACTTATCAAGGCCATTTAAACGATGGTTCAAGCGTACAAAAGCATTCAGCGGGTGGAATGTATCCATGCGTTTTATATTTCAAACACGAACACTATGGTATCATCACGCCGGATAATCAAGCTGGAACCCTTTATGAATCATATGACGCAGCTATTGAAGCTGGAATGAAATGGAAGGCCACACACTAACCAACAATGCAAAGCATTCTATAAAGGCCTTTTGTAGGGCCTTTATGGGGCAATTTTGCCTAGTCGATAGACGCACATACGTGCAAATATAGGAATACATCATGCGAAAAATTGAAAAAAATATGCTAGCTGCAATTGCCAATAAAACCAATTGGTCAACCGATAACACACGTGTAGAATATCAACCGGAAGTGTCTACCACTGAAAGGGCGTGTATTGAATACGCTAAAGTATTTTTACACGATAACCATATTGCTACGGTGTCTTATGGGCATATGGTAGACGGAAAAGCTAGAGTAG